CGCAACATCTAAAGCAATACGATTAAATAATGAAGTAACAGTCGTCCGATCGTTACCTTTGGTTAACCGAGGTCTATCTGGACGATAATATGAACCTTGTCCGGTTTCACGATAATCAATCGTCGGTTCTCTGTTTCTGAATACATCCCAGGCATGTCTCAGCCGGGAACCAAATGATAACTCCATTTTTGTTCGCCTCCTTACTTTGTCCGGTGTATTATTTTTCTCATCGTAATTCATTTACAAATGCATATGCGCCTTGTAAATCTTCTTCAGACAGACTAGAAATCTTCCGATTCATCTTCTCAACATAATATTCATTATTAGCCATCTTGTATCTAACTTTAGCTGCTTTTTTAGCCGCTATATCAGATTTAATAGAGAACTTCATAGCTTCCATACCGTAACCGGTTGTCTTAGAAAGTGCATCGCCGTCAATTCTATTAACAGCGGCCTTGTATTTAAGTTTTTCGCTTTTTCTTGTGTATCGTTTACGGTCAAGTTCGTTATCTTGTTTAAGCGCTTTTTTTGCATATTTAGCAGCTTTGATATCGTATTTTGCAGCTTTAATAGCTTTTTTATTTGACCGTTCTAGATCATTTTCTTGATGCGCTTTCGCTGATTTTTTAGCCATTTTAGCAGCACGTTTATCATACTTTATAGCTTTTTTCTCCAAACGCTGATTAGCTGCTAATTTACTTTGAGCCCTTCTAACGCCCCATTTCATACCGATGACTCCATAGTGCATCAGTTCGTCTTCTGATAATTCAGTTTTTCTTTTAATAATTACTTCCGACAAGTTATCACCTCCTAGTCAAAATCTTCTCTATGTAGTTTAAATGCTATATAGGCATCCATTAAAGCTGCCACCGCATCGATCTTTTGATCGCGGCGTTGTTTAAACAATTTTCTATTACCATTTGTGTCTTCGAGAGTTATTGCATTTCCCATAGTGAATGACATAAGCTGCTCATCAAATAATAGGAGTTTTTCTTCTGAAAGTTTCTTTAATTCACCTAATGGTACGGACTCTGTTCGAGCACCCTGAATAACTTTTTCCAATCCGTATGGTCCATTTTCACGTTCCCAACGTTCTATAAATTCTTTAGCGTTATACGGGTCATAACCAAAACTACGAACATCGTATTCGCTTTCTAGAATATAGTTATCCAAATCCTCATAAACTTCCATCATATCTAAAACGATTCCATTAAGGACTATCAAACTACCTTCATTCATAAATTCGTCGTATTTCACACGCATAGCTGCCGGTAATTTCATTAAAGTCATTTCGGAAATATAGTTTCGAGTCTTAATACCAAACCTACCATCTGATAATGGAAATAAAAATGTGAACGAACAGAAGTCGTCACCCTGCGATAAATCGGCTCCGAGTGAACAAGGCATCTTCCAATAATTTCTTCTAGGATGCGGAAGTGTCTCGTCATACGTGAAGTAGTATGTGAATCCTTCCATAGGGATTCCAAAACGTTTTGCTAAAATATCGTTCTTGGTGGCAGGAGCTTGTTCCATTCTATCTACGTCTCTCTGATAGGTTTCATACGTAACTGTTATATCAAGATTTGGATTAGCCTTCACCCACTTTCTAGGATCAGCAACTTCTTTAATATCGTCTAGTTTATACCAGAAAATCGATACATGATCCGCTGGGTATTCACCTCGAAGTATCTTGGATAATTCCATTTTGATTGTATCGCCGCTACCGTTACGAACCGTACCTTCTGAACTAATCGCTACAATTAGATAGTCGTCGTTCTTGGAAGCACCTTGTTCAATAGCGCCAATAACATCTTCTCTGATATCACCAGATAGCCATTCATCGACGGTAGCAACCTTACATCGTAAACCTTGCAGTTTATCAATACTCATCGGTCTGATTTCCAATAGAGAACCAGTTAAGAAGTTTTCAATACCTTTCTTAGTGCTAGCTAGTTTTTGTCGATTAGCTCTAGATCCGGTAGTGTTTTGTAGGGAGCCTTCGGTCAGGAATTTGAACAAAGGTCCTCTAGCTCTAGTAATGGATGTTCGTATTGGCGATAATACTTCTTCCGATTGTTTCATAGTTGGAGCAGTAGTAACTTGATGCGTAGTAGTGGTGTCCACGTTTAAGAAATAACTTTGTAAACAAGATGCATACATGGATTTAGCAGCACCACGAGCTACTATCAAGTATTGCTTAGTTCTCAACCGTTTTTTAACTCTTCTTTTGACGTAGTGTCCTAATTCTGGATCAAATACACTTTTATCTTCGAAGTAATACCAACCAAAAATTTGTTCAGCCCATAGTTTAAATGAATCGAGTAAGTTCAGATCTTCACCATCGGTTAATGTGAGTTCATTCTCACAATAATTAATAAAACCCTGAATTGCTTGGTCGTCATACCAAACTCCAGGGTTAGCTATTAATTCGTCTATTCGATTCATCTCTAGCGAAATCTCTTCGCATATGGGTATTTCACCCCTCATTACAGCGTCTCGGAATTGTCCGTAATATTTAGGCGTCGCTGTATTAGAGAGAGCCATACGGACCACTCCTTTCAATTAATTAGCCCAATAGTCATCAAGCCATCTCTCGACAGAACTGGTAGGGACGAGCGCCGTAGTTTCTTTATAATAAGAGTATGGGATATCTTCCCAATCCTTAGAATTAAACCAGTCGGACCCGTTCTTAATACTACTAGTAGACGTGCCTTTACCTTCTACAGTGCCAGTCCAAGATTCGCTTTTAGCTTCCGATTTACCCTTTGACTTTGATTCTGCTTTTTTACCTTCAGTCTTTTTGCCACCATCGCCAGTCGGTGGTTTCTCAGAGTTGTTATTCGGGTTATTTTGGTTTTTATTAGGCTTTTCTTTCTGTTTATTATTTTTGTTATTATTGTTCTGGTTATTATTGTTACCCTTATCTTTTTTCTTTTCGCCTTCTCCCCCACCCTTCTTTTTCTTCTGATCGTTGTCTTTAATCAACGGCCATTTATCGCCAGAATCGGAAAGGGAATTATGAAGACGCGCTGCGTTATTGTATAATTTCATACCAACATCAGCAATATCGTTGACTTTTCGTCCTACGGCTATTGCGTTGTCGACAAACCTAGCGCCTTTGTTAACTTCTTTAGGTGTCAGTTGTGAAATATTTCGTTCGAGAGTTAATCTCTGATAAGCGGCATTTAACTCTTCGTTAGTAAAGAGGTTTGCGTTTTCGTAAAGATTTTTTGCAGAACGACTAGCCAGAACTTCTTTTTTCTTGGCTTCAATGTCGATCTTACGCTTTGCTTCTTCTTCAGCTTGCTTTTGTTTAGCTTCTCTTCCTTTACGCATAGCTTCGAGTCGGGCTTGTTTTCTAGCTTCAGCTTCCTTAGCTTTTTTGTTAGCCGCTCGTTTTTCTCTAAAAGACATCTTCGACTTAGATCCGTCAGAATCTTCACCGTATCTTTTTCTACCAGCATTGGTCAACGATCCGTCTTTGTTTTGATATCGTCTAATTCCCCAACGCATACCCTTAGTTCCATGATGACTAAGTTCGTCTGGTCTTTCATAAGTTATGTTTTCCATTTTGATTTTCCTCCTCTCCGCTAAGATTGTGATTCCGCGTCGAAGTTAAGTCTCCATTCAAACTCGGATACGGTTTGTTCGAGACACTTAATGTGTGCGGGGTTTTGAGGTGGATCGAAAACAAGTTTTACTTTAGCATACATATAAGTCTTCACAGCGTTATGCTCTACTGGATTCTCAATGTATTCACTCCAGGTTGTTGAAGCATCCTCAATAAAGAATCCTTCGGCTGGTCCTACGCCAAGTTGTTTTAACGAGAAGAATACCGTGTTTATATGCATGATGATGTCTGGGTCGAAATGCGTATCATCCGCACTCGGTCCGAGCATTTGTTTTATGGATGTTAAAATACTTTCCATAACATCACCTCATTTACTAGTTAATTACTTTGATAAATTTTTGCATGCAGTAACCTTTAGTTCCGTCTGCGAGTAAAACCGGTAACCAGCCGTTTGTCGTTGATTCGTCAAGAATTTCCACATCCTCGTTTTTCCAAACCACTTTAAGAATTTCAGCTTCCATACTCGGTCGCTTACGAATATTCAAAGTAGTCGGAATTACCGTACCGGCTTGTTTAATCGTGTGGGCTGGAAATTTAAATTCAGGGTCTGTTACTGCTTCAATCACTGGTTCCGCAATTACTTCAACTACTTCCTCTTTAATTTCTTCAGGAATAGCTTCGTCAAGAACCGGAATGTCTCGTCTGTGACCTTTGTTCTTTGCCATTGTTATTACCTCCTTTTTATTGTCTCCACGGACATGTATCAAACGGTCTTCGTTCTATTGGTTCAATTACCAATAAGTTACTATCGCCGTAATGTATAGCGTTATGCGTATCCATACTCACACAAATAACATTCTCTGGATCGAAAATTTTAGGATGACGGTTTAACACATCTTCTACTGTGATAGGATCAATGTGATGAACTATAATTTTTCCGACGATCTCGAATCCTTCACATGCTAGATCAAATCCGTTATCTCGTAAAACCATATCTCGTCTAAATCGTCTCCACTCGTGCGAGTTATATAATATTTGATTTAAATAACGCTCGTGTCCGAAAGTCTCTCTACCAACAGCTCCGCCGATTTTCAAATAATTAAATCGTTCTAGATAAGTTGGTATGGTAATTAATTCTGAATAAGTTTTAATAGTCATCATAATCTTCGGGTTCTCCTTGTCCAGCGTAATTACGCATAGCTTTGAGAGCTTCTTCGTAAAGCGCTTTAATTTCCT